AAGACGATTTGAATTATATGAGCAATATGTTTCGGGCGAGATTGATACGGATGCATATAATCGTATGACAGAAAGAATAACCGTGGTCGAAAAAGACCTGGTTACAAGACAGAAAGAAATTGAGAAGAGTAGAAAAATTACAGAAAAATTGTGTAAAAAGAACTTCTCGTGGCTTGCTGAATTCAGTAAAGGAAAGAATTTGGAATTCCTTACAAAAGATGTTGTCCGTTCTTATATAAAGAAAATCTCTTTATATGAAGACAAACGTATAGAGATCGAATTTAAATTTCAAGATGAAATACAGGCGTTATCAGAAATTTTAGAGGAGGGGGTGATCAGATGTCAGATGGTAAGTGCATAGTAAAGTATTTAAGATTGTCGCTGGAAGATGAGGATATGCTGGATGAATCCAATAGTATTACCAATCAGAGAATTGTGATTGGGCAATACATAGCCAGTAAAAATGAGTTCAAAAATACGGAAGTGTTAGAATTCAAAGATGATGGCTATAGTGGAACGAATTTCGATCGCCCAGGATTCCAAAGTATGATGGAATTAGTAAGAGATGGAAAAGTCAGCACAATTATAGTGAAAGACCTTTCTCGATTCGGCAGGAATCATATAGAGGTTGACACATATCTGGAACAAATTTTTCCATTTATGAATGTGAGATTCATAGCGATCAATGATAATGTTGATAGTATGAAATATGAATCTGGTATGCCGGGAATAGATGTTGGTTTCAGAAATATTATTAACGAACATCATAGCATTGATACTTCCGTTAAAGTAAAAAGAACTTTGATACAGCGTCAGAAAGCTGGAAAATATATGGGAGCGAGAGCACCGTATGGATATTTGAAGCCTGATGAAGATGTGACCAGCCTCGTGATTAATCCGGAGACAGCGCCTGTTGTGAAGATGATATTTCAGAAATATCTTGATGGAATGAATATTACTCAGCTGGCACGTTACCTGAATGAGCAGAAAATTATGAGTCCAGGTCAATATAAAAGAGAAGTTCTGAAAACTGGTGTGAAGAAAACAACAGAAAAATATATCTGGTATCCGGTAACTGTAAGACTGATACTGATGACAGAAACGTATACGGGAACTACGATTGGCGGCAAGTGGAAAGTTGCTTCGGTAGGAAGTAATAAGCATTTGAAAACAAAAGAAGAAGACTGGATTGTGGTTGAGGGTACGCATGAAGCGATTGTTTCTAAAGAGGTGTTTGATGCTGTACAGGAAAAGTTGGAATTAAATTCCAGAAAGAGGAGCAAAACCCACAATAATAATTATCCGCTGAAAGGATTGGTAAAATGTGGGGGATGCGGTCAGAATCTACAGCATGTAACCAGATGCAATCCGCACTTTAAGTGCCCAAGGAAATTTAATGCGGCAAATCAAGATTGTGTAACAGACAATTTATATGATGACGAGTTCAATGAGATGATTTTCAGGGCAATAAAGCTGTTTGCAAAGATCAGTGATGATGCTGAACCGGTACTCGAATTACAGAAAGCAGAATTAAAATCAAAAGTGAATGGAGCTGCAAAAAAGATTCGGGATGCCAAAGACAGTATTAGCAGATACAAGCACCAGAAGACTGAACTATATATGCAATATGCAATGGAAGAAATCTCAGAAGAAGAGTTCACCAGAAAAAATGACAAGCTGGATAAACAAATTGAGAAAGAAACCTTAGCGATAGCGCAAATGGAGACAGAACAGAGTGAAGCGGCTGAACGTTTATTTGAACTTCCGTCCGATGGCAGACAGTGCCTGACAGACCTGATCGAAGGAAATAAGCAATTAACCAGAGAGATAGCAGTAACTTTTATTCGTGGTATCAAGGTATATAATGATAAGCGAATAGAAATTGAATGGAATTTTGCTGATGAGCTGGTGAAGTATGTAGAGCAGGTGCAGAAAATCTGCAGTTGAAGTGATGATGGACAAATTACAAAAATTTTGTGTCATTAGCTTGACACAAGGGGGTGCTCATGCGGCAAACACAGTAGATGTGCAGGAGTTCATGATCATGCCGGTCGGTGCACCGAGTTTTAAAGAGGCACTCCGCTGGTGTGCAGAGGTGTTCCATGCGCTTGCAGCTCTGTTAAAGAGCAAGGGACTTGCAACCTCTGTTGGTGATGAGGGTGGTTTTGCACCGGATCTTGCATCCGATGAAGAAGCAATCCAGTACATATTAGATGCTGTGAAAAACGCAGGATATGAGCCGGGCAGAGATTTCCGGATCGCCATGGATGCAGCTTCCTCTGAGTGGAAGAGCGAAAAAGGAAAAGGATTCTACAAACTTCCGAAGGCAGGCACCGAGTTTACTTCCGCAGAGCTGATCGAACACTGGAAGAAACTGGTTGAAAAATACCCGATCATTTCCATAGAGGATGCACTTGACGAGGAAGACTGGGAAGGCTGGAAACTTCTGACCAAAGAACTTGGTGATAAGGTACAGCTTGTCGGAGACGATTTGTTTGTAACCAATACGGAGCGCCTGAAAAAAGGTATCGACAACGGCTGCGGCAATGCCATTTTGATCAAGTTAAATCAGATTGGTTCCGTATCCGAGACTTTAGAGGCAATCAAGATGGCTCACAAAGCAGGTTATACGGCAATTTCTTCCCACCGTTCCGGCGAGACGGAAGACACCACGATTGCAGATCTTGCAGTGGCATTAAATACCTGCCAGATCAAGACTGGTGCACCGAGCAGAACTGAGCGTGTTGCAAAATACAACCAGCTTCTCCGCATAGAGGAAGAACTTGGAAATGCAGCAGTGTATCCGGGAATGGGTGCATTTAATGTAAAATAAGGAATTTACGCACATTATAGTTTATTTTCTCCTCTATCTCATGGAAAGAACGCGAAAGGTCAGGGATGGCTTTTGGCGTTCTTTTTATGCAGGCAGGGCTGACCGAGGATATTGTGCAAAAAATCTCGGACGAAAAGGATGATCCGGTGTGGATGCGTGAGTTCCGGATGAAATCACTGCAGATTTACAGACAGATGCAGATCCCGGACTGGGGACCGCCGATCGACGGGCTGGACATGGACCATATTGAGACTTATGTGCGCCCGAAAACGAAGATGCGCGGAAAATGGTCTGAGGCGCGCTCCATGATCGTCAACGGATTTGCGAATGATGTATCGAAGGAACTGCCGGATTTTTTAGAAACATTTTATTTGCAAAATAATCCCTGACGGTCTACACTTGCTATAGCAACAATACACAATACCGAATAACAAAGGTGCAGAAACGGTAAAGTTCCGCAGGCAG